AACAGGAAGAGCCACACCAAAGTAGGTTCAACAACTTCGAGCAACGTTTCTCCATCGTTCGCATACACACTTAGATTTTCTAGCCCAAAGTTAAAGATGATGAGATATTGTCCTGGACTTGCCTGGCTCGCATCTGGCAACGCAAGATCTGCCGTATCCGTTTCTACCCCCATAAATGGGGCAGCCACCAATTCCTCTGTCTGGATTGTCCATGCCCAATTTAAGCCAATCACCCCTTCAAGCTCCGTAAGATCGTAGGCCTTATACCCTACCTGGGCTGGCTGTATCGGGAATGTTTGATTAAGAAATACGGTCATATCAGTTCCTCGGGGTGTCGGCGTTATCGAGCAAACGTTGTTTATCCTGGTTGCTTACAGCTTCCACGGCAGTTTTGTAGTACTGCGTGAACGATTGAATTCTTTCGTCGTCCTTTAGGTAGATCGCTGTCTCCAGCAAACAAGAATATAGGATTACTTCAGGTATGTTTTGCGTATACCAGTTTGTTTGTTCTATTTCATTTATGAGATCCGGGACTGCATAGTAGGTCACCACTCCTGGGTAGGGTAAATTTGGGATAGGGCCTATTTCCCATCCGAAAAATTGATTATCGGTATAGTATTTTGGGACACCACTTAATGTAAGATCACTGCTGTACTTATCCATAAAAGTATTCAGGCACTTTTTAAGCACCTTCTTCTGTGTATAAGCCGTGCCGCCAGGTTCTGGAACCAAGATTACAAACGAACCGGTTGAAAGCCAGGATGGAGGTTTAGACAGGACGGGACTTCCTTGTAAACACACAATATCAATTGTGGATAAGTTACCTAGCAGGTTAAACGACGAGGCAATCCGTCGTTGTCCAGACATAATAAATGTTGGTATCTGATTAATAAAATTTGGGTCTGAACGCTGTGCATAAGCTTGGAGTGCTTGCACTAAGGAGGCGTACGTAAAGTTATTCATGCTACCTCCTCTTACGTGTTAAAATATGGCGTTTGCTGTAGCACTTCCCCATCGGACCAGAAAGGCTCGGCGGTATTAACAGGCACAGCGAACGCGGGGTTAAGATCATCCGAAATAGGAGGCAGGAAGGAGACATTCACAACAGACGTTGTTTTGTTCTCAACTACCCAGGCACCTGGGACTCTAAACAGGAAGAGAGAGAAAGGGTCCGAGCTAGGAGTTCCTGTAACAATTAGGGGTGTATGGCTCAGCTCTCCGAACCCAAGGGTCAATTCGGCTGTTCCAGTCACATCCTGTGTAAGAGATGTTTGCTGATTGCCTTGCACTTCTTCTGAAGGTCTTGGGTCCGTAATAAACTCGGGATCCGGTTTAAACACAGGGGCCAGAGACGAAGGATTCGGCATGTCCATATATTTGTAATGCACCAAAAGGCCAGTCCAATAAAGTCCAGACCCTGAATAGGCCATTTGTTTTACCAGGTCATCCCGTTGGACTATAAATCCTGTGTAATCACAGCGCGCAATACCTGTAGGATTCGTCACATCCGTTCGTACATATTTACCTTGGCCAATTCTCACGGAACACCTCCTGAACCACTAAGATCAGGTTTCATATATAGAGGCACCTTTTCGTAATCCATGGCCGCCGCCAACTGATAAGCTCGTTCAGCCTGTTGGAGAAGGAGTGGGGCACGTTCTGGCGTAAATTTGGTAGCCAGACGCGCAGCTATACCCGCCACTAGCGCATCGTAAAATCGCGTAGGAACACCCGTTGTCTCGTAGAGGTTTACCAGATCTTTAGGGTACCTATAATTGGTATAGAGAATTGAGGATTCCCCGCCAACCGATGGGGTCGGGTACAAGGTCATGGTGGGGTTTAACTGTTGGTTAAAATAGTATGAATATCCAGGAGTTAGAGAGGCTGCCGCCAGGTTCTTCTGCGGCATAGCCATCCATTGCGAGCGGGACAGCACACCGAGCCTAATATCATTGGTGTACGAGGACGAGGACCCCTGAGAGAAATATAATTGTTGCACGGCCAAAGGGGGCCCACTGATGCCAGGACCATCGTATACGACCGCCCAAGTGGGGGCCGCAATAGGATTAGATAGAACCACCCAAGTTATTTGCCCTGGAGTAAATGTTTCAATTTCTGATCTCTGGATTACCTCGAAATCAGCTACAGTGAGCGATTCAACATCGGTATTCCACGAACACGCAATGGCTATTCTATATCTTACAGGAAGGGGTTCCAGGGGCAGCGGTAGCAATCCAACGTATGCCACAGTCGGAGCATTAGTTGTATTAAAGGCCCATCCAATATAAGGGACAGGCACAAACTCAGTGGGGGCATAGACCCATCCGGTAGTGTTGCCACTAATAAAACAATTCGCTGGAGCACCGGTGCCTCCCGCAGTAGAGAAGGCGGTTCCCGTAGCTCCATTCGTCAGACGTGTGGGAGTAGTACTCACCACCTCCATTACCTGAGTTGTAGAGTCTGGCAGAGTATAGGTGTTGCGCCCTGCCTGGACTCCAAACATCATTTTTTGGATCATCCAGAGGTTTAACCCTCGGCCTATCCACGAGCTTAATTCCAGGTTGCCGCTTAAGATCGCACTATCAACATTCGCCCCTGTTTCTAGGGGTTGTTGAATGCCCGCACGCTCGTATGCATCTCGGATAAGGTCATCCAAGCCTGTATGCGTCCCAAAATTGTAGCTCGTGTTTACGCTCATTTCGGCCTTAATTTGTTAAGGGTAAGTGCCAGATTTGCTCTTCTCCGTAACGTTGGATTTGTTGAATGGGAAGCCTTAATTTCCATCTTGCGAGGGATTTTCTCCCCCATCGGAACACCGAGCTCACGGTGAAGGGCACCTGGTTTCTTAATGGCTTTTTGAATCCAGTGCCCACCATCCGCCGCACAATGGCCGCCAGATGCACGTTTCTTGCGTCCCTTAAAATCGCCAATTTCAGCCATGCTGGAGTCGTTGTGACGCTCCATTTTTTCAGTAAATGGACGCGATACCCCTGTCAGATTAACTTTGCCCGTCACACCCATCCGACGGACTAAAGGACGTCCTGAGTCGGTATGTTGAGTGCGCATCTCATGTTTCATCTGGCCAGCATCGTTGCCCCCTGGTTGAGGCGTGCGCTTAGGTATAGCGAATTCAACTTCGCCTACTGTTGGTTTTCTGCTCATTATTTAACTCCTTGCTGTAAAATACTTACTCTCATCACCGCATCGCTCGCTACCGCGGTATCTGGATCGGGGAGACTGCGCTCAACCCATATCGCTGTGCATGGCATAGACTGGAGCCAATTCAGGGAGGCAACCTCTGGAGAACTGGCCACTATGCAATAAGGTGGAAGAATACTCGGGTAGGTTAAGGGGTCGGAGTAAGTCAGGGTGGGCGCAATAGGCAACGTCATAGCCGTTGACTGAATGGTGAAGCCTGTGTCGGCTGCCAAATCCTCGGACAGCCACACTTGAACCACAAGACTCCAGTATGTGCGGTTAATGTCGGGGAAATAGGGAAGTGTTTGGAACCATCCACCATTTTTCACCGAAACGGGGGAAGGGTCAGCTAAATTCGCGTTTCCGATTATGCTGTTGATCCGGCTATATCTATTCACCGAAACAGCGTCTTCTGCCGCTGCAACTGTTTCGGATGCAGCATTTCCCCACATGTCGAGACCGTCGATGACGAAGTTATCAAAGTCCGCAGCAATAGTGCCGCTATTGAAGATAAGATTGCAGGCAAGGTCCCTAAAGTAGAAAGGCAAATTTGGGGTATAACCACTAGGCGTAGGGATGAGTCCCCCCATTGTAGGGAGCGGGTATCCATCGTTCCCATCTTCAACAGTTCCATTTAAAGTATTACGCACAAATGGAAGTTTGAAAGTATCGTTACCTAAACTCACCAAAGCGTCGGCGGTATCCACCACGGTGATCTCTTGCGCGCCTGGCCATGCGTAAATTTTTGGCTGACTCATATTAGACATTCCTTTCTAAGGTTGGAGATCATAGCTGGTCTGCAGTTGTGACATAGCCCAGGTAGAAGGGTAGTTTTCCGTATGTGTCATCTAATCCATATGTGGAAAAAGGTGAATCTGGCGTAAATTTCACACCACCGGGGTTTCCTCCGCTCAGTTCCTTCTCCATGCGCGCCAATTCAGGGCTTGCGCTAAATACCTGATATTTCACGGTGATCCAGGTGGGCGGCCCCTCGGGAGGAGTTGTTAGGGTAAAGACACCTCGGGCATCGGTGGAGGTTAAGCTGGGCGCACCTCCATTGGCAGCTGTAATGGTGTAGTCTGCTTGCGTATTACCCGAGGAATCTGTGATTTGAAGCATTTGCCCGAGCCCTGGGTCTTCCGAGATGGTTCTGTCAAAAACACAATAGGGGAATTGATAAATATACGTAGAGATAATATCAATCGCAAAATCGGTCCAGTTTAGGCCCGCTGGAATCTCATTCAAAAACGCCGCAGTCACCCCATAGAACGCCTTACCACTAAATGTTGTGATCACTTGTCCGCCTGGAGCAGCATATTCCAATAGAATCATTTCTTGAATTGGAAAACCGTAGTAATCATATCCAAAAACGGTGAGCCACATTTCTTGATCCGCCTCTAAGAAATTCACCCATTCTACCGCCAAGAGACTGGGATATTTCAGTTGAACGGCTCCCACATCTGGGCTGCGCTCATCTGCGCCTGATAATGAATCCACAACTGTAGGGCGATAGGTAGGCTTGTAAGACCTCATAGCAGCGTAGGTAGGGTCGTTAGTGGTAGTGAGAGGCACCCAAAAGGGCACCCTCTTCGAGGCAGCGTTAGTTGGGTTTGGCAGGTACGCGGGACACACATAGGCTTGCACGCCCGGGTTCATAGTGTATGAGGCCTCACAGGAGCTAGGGAGCCCCAACCCATTACGGGTTACGGGGATGCTCTCACTCCCAGGCTCGGGAATGGGGCCAGCACGCCACCCGTATTGGGTCCATGTTCCTGCCCCCGCTTTCTTGTCGTTAAGTCCAATCAAGCTCATCTTCTTTCCCTTCCGTCATTACGCATTCGGATCGACTGGATAGCCGTAGTACGTAGGCCTTTGCCCATACATGCTGGTGGAACTGTATGTCCCCACCAGATCTGCTGTGGTAAACGTCAGGCCGCCCAGATTGGAACCTAAACAAAAAGCTTCTCGGCGCGCGGTATCTGGACTTGCGGCGGCTACATATTGAGTTCCTACCACCGCGTTAATCGTGGCTCCTTCCGGTAACTCCAGGCCAAACCCAAACGTGCCTCGCACGTCGGGGCCGTCCAGAACGTCATCTTCACCACCGCGACCGACGGTTCCCGTAGGGGTTTCCGCCGTGGCTGTAACACTTAGAATCTGTGACGCGTCATAAACAGCATAGGGGAAGCCCCACTGAGCGGCGGTACCTATAGACAGGAGGGCAGGGAAAACAACATCACCTGTGCCGTCTCCAACCCATACCCCTGTTATACCGGAAAAGGCTTTCAGCCCAACTGCCACAGGGGCTTCGTTGGTAAGTGTCATATACTCTTGAAGTGGTTGATTGTAGGCATCATACCCAAACGCAGTAATATCTAATGTTGCGCCCTCGGGAAGTGTAGTGTCGTTGCTGTAATAGATAAGACATGTTGGAAAAAGAAGCTGCACTCCCAAGTATTGGTTGCCTTGTTTTTGAGGCGGCGTGTCAGAGGGACTACCCCCAAATGGGACCGTGTTGGCTGGCACGCCATAGTAAGATTGAGCATAGCTATTAGAATTTTGCCCTGTAGCTGCCAACGGCAGCCAGGTACTGGCTTCCACCGTATCCAGTTCTGGGCACACTGTGGCATTCCCAACTGCGTTCGCAGTCAAGACAACATTGTGGGCATGCACACACGATTGAGGTGCCCCATACCCATTTTGGTTGAGATTAAGACGTGGAACATCGTCTACATCGGAAGGAAGAGGAACGGGAGGTCCGACACGCCACCCCATTTGAGTCCAGGTACCCCAGGCAGCTGGATTGTTTGGTAATATTTCGTTAGGCATATAGAATCTCCCTTACTTGGTTTAATCGCCGCGTCCACACCAGAAAACACGCCAGTCTGGGCAGCCGAACGCATAACGTTCCATCGCCACAGTGGTGAGGTTCTTGGTGACAGTGTCTTGCGTATAGTCAACCTCAAGAGGTTCGCTCAAGAAGTATTTCATTGTTATTTCGTTGTCTGTATTCAAGAACCAAGCTTTACTGTCCAGAATGAACTGGCTGGTCATATAACCACCTGGCACATATCCATCGTGGTAAATTGCGTTTACCGCGTTGTTTGCGTTGTCTGGGCTCAAGAAGCTATTCAAGAGTCGAGACGAAGTGAAACCAAGTGCTGGGCCTGTAACCAACTTAACCGTCTGAATATTCAATGGAAGGCCAGCAAGGTCTGTCCATGTTGTACGCATAATGGTGTAAGCCATTTCAAAGGCAGCTTCGCTCAAATCCATCTGTGCAGTAGTGGTGTTAGCAATCGGAGCCTGCAATGTTGGATGGACTGTAGATGCTAATGGCTGGCCATCTGACAGAACCGTATTAGCATCGAAGGCTTGGTTAAACACTTCAGCAGCCAACTGGTTCTTCGCTGTCATCAATGAGTTCTTCATTGCGCGAGTTCCTTGTGGAAACTCTTTAGGATATTGGTTGTCACGAATCAAGTTGCGGGTCATCGTATAGCCAATGCCGAAATACTGCATGATGTACTTGGTTTGGAAGCCTTGTTGCATTGTCTTCAGCGTAATTGGGCCAGCGTTCTGTTTAATGGTAGCTACGCCAAGTGAGCTTACTTGAGTTTCGTATTCAATACCCAGTGTTGCCTGACAGTGGGTGTAGAGGCTGTCCCACCAGACAGGTGCAATGTGATAATCACGCAAGATTGCGTATTGGCCAGGCCGCAAAAGGGCCGGTAAATTACTATCTGTAATCATTTATGTTTCTCCCTTAAGCTGCGTTACGCGCGTTGAAAAAGTTGTTTTGAATAATCACGCGCCAAATGTTGTTAGGTAACCCGTCGCCATTTCCTGCATAGCCTGGAGCCAATCCCAATAGACGCAAGTTCAACACCTGTCCGTTAGCCGCTGCTGCGGGGGTCGCCGCAAGAGTGCTTGAGTCTAGGAACATTGTGCTGTTGCCTAGGTTTGTAGTGCCGTCAACTATGCCCCCTGTGTCGCTAATTCCAACACCCGCATAGCCGTAACGGTTGGCCATACCAGTAACCGCCGCGTCATCTGCTTGGATTTCATAAACAACGTTGGGATCGATAATAAGAGAGCAACTGGCGCGGACGCCCCCTACGGTTTTAGATCCGGCGGACCAGAAAACCTTAGGACCTGCTGGGTCCACTCCATTAATTCCACTGGGTGCTGTGTACTGACACCCGAAGAACACACCGAGAATGGGAGTCTTGCCCACGGTAAGACCACCCGCGGGGAACGCCCCGTCTGCCGGTCCATCAAAAAGGTTGATAACGTCTCTAGCGGCGTCTAAGGTGACTGCGTCGCCTTGGAAGATATTGTTTGCGTATTCTGATGCGATGGTTTGGGATTGGTCATACTGACTGTTCCACGGTGTACCATTCAAATAGGATACAGGTCGAAGGCCGAAAGGCCCAAAAGTATTAGCCATAATAGTGCTCCTGCATTGGCAAATTAACATTAAAAAAATTAAGGAAAATCCGCTTTGCTGCGCTAATCTGGCTCTCCCTCAAAAGACCCAGACGAAAGAGGGGTATAACCTCGATGGTAGGGGCCTCCCGAAGGATGCGAAGCACGTTTATCTACCATGTTAAACGTGCGCTGTGATGAAAGTTTCATCACGTAAAAGTATTCTTAATTTCATTATACGACAAATAAACCCCGTACACCAACAATTCATATGAGGAGGGGGGAGGGTAGCCCTAGCATAAATATCACGCTGTGTGGGCGGTTTGGTGAAAGAAAAAAGCGGATTCCGCAATCAGTTGTTTTTAATAGGTACCAAACCGCCTAAAATAAGGAATATTTGGCGGTTTACAGCCATTCTCATGCTGAATTAGGCGATTTGGGCACTTTGGCACGACGAAACCGCCTATGGTGGGATAAGGGCAAAAAAAAGGCCCCTCCGAAGAGAGGCCAATCGAGAGAGTCAATTGAAAGGAAAGTACTCAAGACTTAGGATAGCATACATGCGCCATAAAATACTCCCTAAATGCGTTCTCTAGTTTATGCGCCCCAATGGTGGCCGTATTCAACTGAAGAAGCAAGCGTTCTACCGACATCACCATGTCATCATGAGAGTGAACTACCCCAACAACATCCGAACGGCCCCACCCTGCGGTCCTTAGAGCGGTCCACTCATCCTGTGTTTCCTCTACCAACGATATCGCTGTCTGTAAGTCGGCCTCGATCATATGTATGTCTCG